AATCTCAAGGTAGAACTCAAACAGCTGATAATGACATCAATGCAATCAACAGCATGGGAATGATTCCTCAAGGTTACAGAGTGAACAATTTCTTAACTGACCCTGATTCATTCTACATTATCACGGACGTTCCAAACGGTATGAAAATGTTCTCAAGAACTCCATTGACAACTTCAATGGAAGGAGACTTTGATACTGGAAACGTAAGATACAAAGCTAGAGAAAGATACGCTTTTGGCGCTTCTGACTTTAGAGGTATCTTCGGTGTTGAAGGTGCGTAATCAATAAATTTTATAGGGCGGCCTTAAAACCGCCCTATTTACAATATAAACGGTGAGATTCATGAAAAAATTTTTAGTAAATATTTGGGCCTACGATCGTCATGGTCGATTTGAGGTAGAGTCTGAAGATAATGCAAATTCCCTAGAACAAGCAATCCTTGACAAACTTGGAGAAAATAGTATAGTTTGGGAAAAAACGGGAATGTTCGGCCCGTTAAATAGAATAACCTATGAGGAGGTTATAAATGATACAAGACCTTTACAAACAAAAAAGGTCCTTGGAGTTGAAGTG